AAGGAGGTCGCCCTGCGCCGCTGCTTCGGCGATGTGAAGCTCTATCAGCGCGAGTGGGATGCCTTCGTGGGCCTGGCGCACAACGCGGGCGCCACCTCCGTCTGCATGAACAACGAGCGCACCGGCCCCAGCACCATCGTGCGGCGCCTGCAGGCCAGCGACCACAAGGGCGCCTGCGAAGCCATCCTGCTCTATGACCGCGCAGGCACGGTCAACAAGCCGCAGGACCGATGCAGCCATCCCGACAACCGCACCTGCAGGGGCGTCTGGACCGATCGTCAGCGCCTTCGCGCGATGTGCCTCGGGGAGCCCATGCCATGAGCGCGCGCATCTGGATCACCGCAGCCCTGGTGCTGGCCGCAGTCCTGGGCCTGCGCGCCTGGAATGCACACCTGGTAGCCCTGGGAGACAAACAGGGGGCCGGGCGCGTGCAGGGGCAATGGACGGCGGCCGAATCCCAGCGCAAGCAGGAGGAGGCCCAGGCCAAGGCCCGGGCTGCGCAAGAGCGCGCCGGCCTTGAGCGCCAGGCGCGCGAACAAGAGCAAGCCAAGCAAAGAGAAGCCGAAAGGATTGCCCGTGAACAAGCCAACCGCGAGGCCACGCTTCGCACTGCTGTGTCTGCTGCCGATGCTCGCAATCGCAGCCTGCACACCACTGTCGCCCAGCTCAACGCAGATGCCGCAGCCCGGTTGTCCAGTGGCGCCGCGAATGCCTGCACCGCCGCCGACGTTGATGCAGCCACCGCCGCCCGCACAGCACTCGCAGCGTGCAGCGGCAGATACACAGCAGTGGCAGCAACAGCTGACCAGCTCTCCCTCCAGGTGACGGGACTGCTTGATTTCATCAAGTCCACCACGGCGCCGGAGGGTCAATGACCGTAGAGCTGACGACCACGAATGTGATTTCCATCCTGGCGCTTTTCGTCATGGCCCTGTGGGCTATGGCCAAAGTGATCGCCCATGTGTACGACAAGCGCTTCACGGAGCGCTTTCTCCAGACCGAGACCCGCCTGGCCGAGCTGGAAGGTGGGCTGGCCCGCTCGGACAGCCGTCTGTCCAAGGTGGAGGGCTCACTGGAGGACGCGCCCGGCCATGAGGATCTCGAAAAGATTTACGAGCGCATCAACCGCGTGGCCGAGCAAGTGACCGGCCTTGCCGGCGAGTTCACGGAGGCGCGGCACACGCTGCGCCTGCTGCATCAGTTTTTGCTGCAAGGAGGGCGGCCATGAGTTTCCAAGATTTTCTGCGCCAGGACGTGCGCCTGGTGCTGCTGCGCGTGCTCACTGAGATGCCCGCATACCGTTCCAACAGCTCGGTGCTCACCAGCGCGCTGGAACGCTTTGGGCACGCGGTTACGCGCGACCAGGTCAAGTCCGAACTGGCCTGGCTGGCCGAGCAAGGACTGGTTGTGCTGACCGACCTGGGCGGCGTTTCCGTGGCCACGCTGAACGAGCGCGGCCAGGACGTGGCCACCGGCCGCGTGGTGGTGCCTGGCGTCAAGCGCCCGGGGGCTTGAGCATGGGACGCAGGTCATCCGTGTCACGCTTGGAGCCCGAGGCCCGCAAGCACCTGGAGCTGCTGATTCGCCAGGACAGGCACACACTCGACGAGCTGCTGAAGGCTATGCGGGACAAGTTCCCCGAGGCTGGCGTGAGTCGCAGCAGCATCTATCGCTTCCAGGTGCCGTTCAAGGAGATGCTCGACCGCATGCGCGACCAGCAGGCCATGGCCGGCGTGCTGGTGCAGGAGCTGGGCGAGAACCCCGACGACAAGGCCGGCGCCCTGATGGTGCAGGCCATCACGACGCTGACCACGCAGTCCGCGTTGATGGAGGCCGGCGCCGAGCAGGTCGATATCGAGGCTGTGCGCAAGCTCGCTCGCGCGGCCAAGGACGTCCTGCAGGCGCGCAAGGTCGACCGCCAGGAGCGCATCGCCATCCGCAAGGCGGCGCGCGACGAACTGCTGGCTGAGCAGCAGGCCAACCTGGAGAAGATCGCCAAGGCACAGGGCATGGGCCAGGAGCAGCTCGACTTCTGGCTCAAGGACTTTCTGGGGGTGCGCTGATGTCGCTGATCCAGCCCCTGGCCAGCACGGTTCGCGTTGTCGAATGGGACGAGCTGCCGGCCCGCGCGCGCGAGATTCCTGCCGACCTGAACCTGCTGGCCGAGGGTGTGCTGATGGCGCACCAGCGCCAGGTGGTAGCGCTCAAGCAATCCATCATCGCTGTGCCCAAGGGGCGCCGCACTGGCATCACCTTCGCCGTGATGCTGCGCAAGACGCTGGTGGCCGCCGCGCGCAAGGAGCTGGGCGGCGACAACGTGTTCTACATCGGGGACACGAAGGAAAAAGGCCTCGAAGCCATCGGCTATGTCGCCAAGTTCGCGCGCCTGATCGCCAAGGCTCAGGGCGAGGTCTCGGGCATTGAGGAGTTCCTGTTCGAGGACCAGGACGAGACCGGCAAGACGCGGCACATCACCGCCTACCGCATCCGCTTCGCCTCGAGTTTCCAGGTGTGCGCGTTGTCCAGCCGACCCGCCAACATCCGCGGCCTGCAGGGCCACGTGGTCATCGACGAGGCAGCGTTCCATGCCGATGTGCAGGGCGTTATCGACGCTGCCACCGCGTTGCTGATCTGGGGCGGCCAGATCACCGTCATCAGCTCGCTCAACGGCAAGAAGAACCCGTTCTCGCAGTTCTGCAATGACATCGAGGCGGGGCTGTATGGCAAGGATGCGGTGGTCTTCAAGGTCACGTTCGACGACGCGGTGGCCAATGGCCTGTTTGAGCGCGTGTGTCTGATGAAGGGGACCAAGCCCACTGTCGAGGCCAAGAAGGAGTGGTACACCAAGATCCGCAGCGCCTACGGCCCACGCCAGGCGGCCATGCGCGAGGAGTTGGACGTCATCGCCCGAGACGGCAGCGGCGTGTCCCTGCCCGGCGTATGGATCGAAAAGGCCCAGAGCCTCTCGGAAAAGCTGGTAGTCCGCCTCGCGCTTGATGACGACTTCGTGCACAAGACCCCGCAGGAGCGCGAGGCGTGGGTGGCGGACTGGATCACGCGCAACTTGGACCCGGTGCTGGACCAGCTCGACCCCAGCGTGCGCCACGTATTCAGCCAGGACTATGCGCGCCACCGGGATTTTTCCGTCTGGGGTGGCCACGCGATCACGCTTGGCCTGCGCCGCCAGACGCGCGTGGCCATCGAGATGCACAAGGTGCCCTATGCCCAGCAAAAGCAGATCGTGTTCCACGCCATCCGCCGGCTGCCTAACCGCTGCGGTGGCGCCATGGATGCTGGCGGGAACGGCCAGACCCTGGCAGAGGAAACAGCCGACGAGTTCGGCCATGGCCATGTGCATCAGATCAGTCTCAGTCGCGCCTGGTATGCCGAATGGATGCCCAAGCTCATCAAGGGCTTCGAGGACGGCCTGATCGACCTGCCCATGGACGCCAACTGGTCCCAGGACCTGCGCACCATTGAGGACGTGGACGGCATTCCCATGGTCACCACGCTGCGACGCAAGGACCTCAAGGACCCCGAGCTGCTGCGCCACGGCGACAGCGCCATCATGCTGGCCCTGGGTTGGTTCGCCTCCGTCAATCGCAGTGCTCCCATCGACTACACCCCCGTGCCGCGCCTGCCGCGCGGTTTCGACAACCTTGGTGCCGGCGACCAGGACCTGGACGATGTCCTGGCAGCGCATGAGCCCTCTGCAACCTGGTAGCCCATGGCCACATCCCTGATTCTTGGCCCCGATGGCCAGCCCATCCGCCTGCCCGACCTGGCCGAACCCCAGACCTCGCGCCTGATGTCGCGCCAGCGCGAGCTGCAAAGCCATCCCACGCGCGGCCTCACCCCCTCCAAGCTCTCGCGCATCCTGGACGCGGCCGAGGCCGGCGACATGGTCGCCCAATACGAGCTGTTCGAGGACATGGAGGAGAAGGATGGGCACATCGGCAGCGAGATGAACAAGCGCCGCCGTGCCTGCATCCTGGATTGGGAGGTCGTGCCGCCGCGCAACGCCTCTCGCCGGGAAATCCGCAATACAGAGGAGATGGACGAGCTGCTGCAGGAGGTGCCCGACTTCGAGGAGATGCTGTACGACGTCACCGACGCCATCGGCAAGGGCTTCGAGTGCTCGGAACTCGAATGGCACCGGGTCGGTGGCTATTGGCTGCCCAAGTCCATCACGCACCGGCCGCAAAGCTGGTTTTGCCTGCACCGTGGCTATCGACAGGAACTGCGCCTGCGCACCGACACGATTGAGGACGGCGTGCTGGGCGAAGCACTGCGGCCCTTCAACTGGATCACCCACACGCATAAGGCCAAGAGCGGGTACATGGAGCGCTCTTCGCTCTTCAGGCAGCTCGTCTGGACGTATCTGTTCAAGAACTATTCGGTGGGCGATCTGGCCGAGTTCCTGGAGATCTACGGCATCCCGTTGCGTGTGGGCAAATACCCTGCCAATGCTTCCGAGAAGGAGAAGGCCACGCTGCTGCGTGCCCTGGTGGGCGTGGGCCACAACGCGGCAGGCATCGTCCCCGAGGGCATGCTCATCGAGTTCCACAATGCAGCCACGGGCGATCCCAAGGCCTTCGAGCTGATGATGGATTGGTGCGAGAAGAACCAATCCAAGGTCATCTTGGGCGGCACGCTGACCAGCGGCGCTGATGGCAAGAGCAGCACCAACGCGCTGGGCAACATCCACAACGAGGTGCGCAAGGACCTGCGGGATGCGGACGTGCGCCAGCTCAACACCACGATTTCGCGCGACCTGGTCTATGCCATTGCCGCGATCAACGGCCTGGCGCCGGAAGGCCCGCGTCGCGCGCCACGCTTTCAGCTCAACGCCCAGGAAAGCGAGGATCTCTCTGCCTATGCCGAGGCCTTGCCTAAGCTGGTCAACATCGGCATGCAGCCAACCGTCAAATGGGCGCATGAGAAGCTGGGCATCCCCATTGCCCAGGCCGGTGAGCCGGTATTGCGCCTCGGAGGGCCAGAAACACCGGCGACGGGCCGCGCAGCGTTGACGGCTCAGTTGCCGACTGCGGTACCGGCCCTGACGCCGCCCATTGCGATGCAGCCGCAACTGGCCCGCAGTGCTGATCCGGCCATCTCGGCCTGGATCGACCAGATCCGTGAGCTGGTCATGCGTGCGCAGTCGCTCGAGGACATCCGGGATGGACTGGAGCAGCTGCTGCCCAACATGTCGCTGGACCAGTACGCAGCCGCGATGGCAGAAGCGCTGACGGCAGCGCATTTGGCGGGCCGCTACGACGTCCTGCAGGAAGCCGGAGGCCTCAATGGCTGATGCGGCCTATGGCTCGCTCCCGTTCCGGGAACAAGCAGAGTTCTTTCGGCGCAAGGTCAACCTGCCCACGACGGGCTGGACTGATATCCGCCTGCAGGAGCACGACTATGCCTTCGTGGTGGCAGGGGCCAACCGGGACGCACTTGTGGCGGACTTCCGGGCGGCCGTTGAACAGGCCATCACGGGCGGCTCCACACTGGAGGATTTCCGCAAAGACTTCGACTCCATCGTCGCAAAGCACGGCTGGGACTACAACGGAGGCCGTAACTGGCGCAGCCGCGTCATCTACGACACCAACCTGAGCACAAGCTACGCCGCTGGGCGATGGGAGCAGCTCCAACAGGCACCGTTCTGGCAGTACCAGCACTCGGATTGGGTCGACCATCCGCGACAACAGCACGTTGCGTGGGATGGCCTGGTGCTGGCTCGGGATGACTCTTGGTGGCAGACACACTTCCCCCCAAACGGCTGGGGTTGCCAGTGCAAGGTCAAAGGTCTGTGGCAAAGGGATTTGCTTCGCCTCGGCAAAAATGGCCCTGATTCGGCCCCTGGCGTTCAGCTGGTGGAGCACACCATTGGGCAGCGCAGCGCCATTGGGCCTCGCACCGTCCAAGTTCCGCAGGGTATCGACCCCGGCTTCGAGTACGCACCAGGCGCTGCCCGACTGCGTAGCGCAGTCCCGCCAGAGCGCCCCGCACCGCTGAACGATGTCCGCACAAGCACCGGCAGCGAGGGTCTCCCCAATCGTCGGCCCGGCGATCCACTCCCTCCACCACGTAGCTTGCCCACATCGACCGTCCTGCCGGCCGGCATGGCGCCCGAAGGCTATGTCGAGCAGTTCCTGGCCCGCTTCGGCGCATCGCTGGACGTGCCGGCCATCGTGCAGGATGCAGTTGGCGAGCGCCTGGTCGTGGGCAAAGAGCTGTTTCAGGATGCGCAGGGCGGCTGGAAGGTCCTCAAGCGCGGCCGGGAGCGCCTGCTGCCGCTGCTGGCGGAGACCCTGCAGGCCCCGGACGAGATATGGGTTCGGTTGGAGTGGATGCATGCGCTTGGCCGGGCCGTCGTGCGACGGCGATACATCGCGCAGTACTTCATCGATGGCGAATCCGTTCCGGGACTGGTGGTCTTTGAATATGGGGCTGACGGCTGGTCCGGCGTGACGGCCTTCCCGCCCGCATCCCCCTCCTACGTGGAGCAGGCCCGAGTCGGCGTGCGTCTGTATCGACGGCCCGAGTAGCAAACAAAAAGGCCGACACGCTGCCACATGTCGGCCAGCCGGGAAGGATTGGAGGCGCTGACAGACGCTGCTTCTCCGGCACTTTCCATTGTAGACAAGGAGCCAAGATGGCTGGCACGCATTTTTCCGTAGAGGTTCGCCCTGGGCATGCTGATGAGGAACTGCAGCGGCTGGATACCTCGCTGTCCAACACAGCGCCACTGCTGGCAATGGTCGGCGAGTATCTGCAGGGCTCGGTCGAGGGGCGGTTTCGTGCGCAGCGCGGCCCCGATGGATCAGCATGGCAGGCGCTCTCACCACGCTACCAGCGCCGCAAGAAGCGCAACAAGGACAAAATCCTGACTTTGAATGGCTACCTTCGGAGCTACATCCGCTGGCAGCCCGATAGCGACGACGCGGTGCTGGTGGGGACGGATCGCAAATACGGCGCGATCCATCAGTTTGGTGGCACCATCAAGCAGCCAGCCCGTCAATCGACAGTGCACTTCGGTGCGGGAAAGGCCAAGCATCTGTTCGTCAAGAAGAGCCGCGCCAAACGCTCGCAGCAGGTTTCCATCGGAGCACACGAAATCAAGATGCCGGCCCGGCCCTATCTCGGAATCAGCGAGGAGGACGAGAAGCAAATCCAGCTGCGAGTCCTGGACTGGCTGAATGATCGATAG